ACGAGCATCTTGGAACAAGATACCATTTTCTGTGGTTTGATCAGCATTATCGATCAATACCCACTGTCCTTCACCGTTGACCATCTGATAACGACTTAGTTTAGGATAGTTGATCAAGTCGCCGATGTCAATCCATAAATCGCCTGGAACAAGTGGAGTCTGACCAGCATCAGTCTGATACTTCGGAGCAGTTACAGCATAGATGATACCAGTGGCATTTGTTAAACTCAAGTCATAACCACGGACGTCATTGGTAACATTCTTGTAACCTTGCCAAATACCATTGTTCTGAATCATGATGTCTTCTTGATCAAACGATGAATAATACCATGGAGTACCATCCAATGGGTCTTGGTTAGGAGCAAGAGCTGAAGGAATGTAATTGAACAACGGATAACCTACCCAATTAGACAACGTAACACCTTCTACCATACCGTCTACGTAGGATGCCTTTGCTTTGCCAGGGAACTGAGTGAAACTAGAATTAGCAAACTGTGCTGTTACGATTGGACTGGTTGCCATTGAACCGATAGGAGTCAATGTTATGTCACCGCCAGTAGCGTGAACAAAAACAATCTGTCCAGCGCCATTGATATTAGCACTAACATTAGATAAAGCAGCTCCACTAACATCTGCTACGAAAGTCTGTGGTGTTGTACCACTTAGGGTAACAGTTACTGATGTGAGGTTAGTCGTGCCGGGTTCGGTAGCAGACATAAGGAACTGATCGCCGATGTTGAATGCCGCTGTCGGGGGTCTAATACCAGCAACAGCTGTAGGACCAGCCGCGTAACGACGATAGATTGTGAAACCTGCTACATTCATGTTGTACGGGTCATACTCAGCATAAAGAGTACCGGCCGGAATACCTAAACCACCACCAGCTGGGTCGAAACCATAGAGGGCGTCGGTGTCATCAGGATAAACCTTACAAGATTGTTGAACAAATGAGGCTAACACTGTGTCATACTTCTTGATAACGAAGTTAGTACCAAGATTGACATTGTTGGTCTTCAACCAAACAGAGCCAGTTGGGTGAGCATTTGGAGCATCAGTTACCCTCCAACGAGGTACTTGGTAACTTGGACTCGCCTGTAGAGCAGGAACATTGTATGTTCCAGAATTGATACCAAGAGCTTGTAGTAGACCGCCACCGTTACCTTCAAGTGTAATGGTACTAGGAGAACTACCGCCAAAAGCGTAACTGTCGCCGTAAAATATCAACTTACCATTGATAACGGCAGAATAAACACCAGGACGACCACCAAGAACCATAGCGGCTTGGAAAGTTGAATTGATGGTTGCAGAAAATTCAGTTACCGTTGTCGGAACAGTGATATTAAATGTGTGACCGTTGATTGTTACCGTTCCACCGATTGGTAATAAACCAGGAGCAGAAGCACCAGTAATTGTTGGCCACGCTGTCTGCCAATCATCACTACCAACCTGAACCCACTGATTGTAGACTTCAGACAAGTAACCAGAAGATGTCTGTTGATCACTAGGAGCACCATGCTTGAAATAGATTGGGTTCTGAAGTGAAAGAGCATTGACAGCATAATTTCCGATATCACCAAAACTAGCCGATGGGATACCAGAATTGATATCAAGATAAGCAGAGTCAAGAATGACTCTCACAGCCTGTGTAGTGAATACACCAGTAACCTGGTTCCACTGTTGAATACCCCATAGAGTATTAGTAGTATCTAACCAGTATTGACCGTTGTCTGGGTGACCCTTAGGACGGTTGACTGATGCTTTTAACTCTTCTAAGTTGACATCAACACGTTGAACATAGCAACGGTTACTGATACCAAGAGCTGAGTAAGCAGCTAATAGACCATATTCATTTAGTTCGTCGCCATTGATTGACGTGCCACTAGAAGTCGAATAGAACGTTGGCTTACCATAAGTGGCAAGAAGTTCACGTTGACTTGTAACTAAATAAACATTATTGGCGTTTACAGGTAAAGTTCCAGGAGCAACACCAACACCAGCACCTGAGGCTTTATTAGACGCAGTCGCTAATAAAACATATGGTACCGAATTGGTAGACCCTTGAATATATTGACTTTGGTCGTCAACAAATACCTCTACGCCGGGTGATAATAGTGTCTTCATTTTTTTTACCTCGTGTTGTAGATAATATTATTTATCTAAACTTAGTAAAAAATGAGTTTGAACGGTCGTTATTTATCACGAAAAAACCTCCCATTTGGGAGGTTTCGGTATTCTCAGAGAATTTTTATTAGGTCATCTATCTGTTTGAAAAGATGTGGTAGGTCACTGTTGTTGTCTATGATGTGCTCAAACTCTGTATTGACCAAAGCATACTCACTGTAGTGAACGCTACCACCAAGTTGTTCTAATAGAACAATAGCAGACTGGTCACCATTCAACGCTCTTGACGCTGTTGACATCCATGCTGGGTCTGGTCCACGTTGAACTTTGAAAACATGACCACCCAGTTGTCGTATCACATCTACTTCATTAGGGAAACGACAGTCTGAGATAACTGTTCTCTCATTTCTATTTACCCTAGCCTCCAAACTCGCTATCCAAATATCTTGATGAAAACCACCCCTCAGTACCTCTGTTCCCCAATGTTGAAGAACCCATCGTGGGGTCAGATGACTGATGTTGAGTCGGTTAGCCCACCATGGGTCCACCCGTTCTCTCCACGCTCTAGACTCAATAGTAGTACCTTCTAATGCTTCTCTATCCCATCCAAAGACAGCAGACACCGCATCCTTCAGTGGACCAGCGAAACTATCCTGTGTGTAACCGTGTTGACTGACTAGATATTCAGCAGCAGCATTCTTGCCAGACCCTATCAAACCACAAAACGCTATTATCATTGATATTATCCTCCTGTCATGGAGTTTATCATAGTGTTATGATGTTGTCAAGCTAATTAAATCAGCCCGGATAGTTTTCTCATACGATATGTCAAAAATTGTGAACGACATTCTAAAAACATCATCCTATTTTCCGATAAAACATATTGATATCGTCGAAACTCTCTTTCCGATCCAAATAAAGACTCTAAATGTTTTTCATCAACGATGTTCAATAAGTCACTTGGGTTTTCACTATCATAATATGATAAATGATGATGTCTAAGAATATTCTTCCAAATATTCAACCCACCAATACTCATCATCTGGTCGGATGTCAACCTAATAGAGTCATCAGCGGTTTTTCTGTCGGATAATATCTGTGGGTACAACTCAGAAGGGGAGTAGGTGGTTCCTTGCCGTTTGCCCACTCCAGCAACCGTTAAATTTTGTTGGTTTTTCTTGAGTTCAACAATAACTTCAAGAATATCGTTATCTGGATGATGACTCCAATAATAAACCGTCTTAGATAACTCTATTTTTGATAGTTGAGGTGTGATGGTCTGAGGTTCCAACCCATTTTGAATGTAGTCTTCAACATTGAATAACAATAAGTCGTACATATTTCTCCCAACCGTTGTTTGTTGGGGCATTTCACTCAACCAAGACTCAGTAAAATGTTGTCTATCGTTCATTTTCCCATTCTAAATAGGAATAATTCTCATTTATCCTATTACCCAGGTCAAAAATTGCGAACCATCTACATAGTTTTTCAACTCTTCAATACATTTATCAATAACTGCTTGTCCCTCTGCTTTCATTGCTGTTCCGTTTAATGAGGAGCCGCCCTGAGGGCCCACAATGGTACTATATTTTTCTCTGGCTTCACCTATCATTATCTTAGAAACACCAGTCATACAGTCACGGAACCATTGAAGGATAAGTGGGTCAGATAATAAGTTGAACTCAGGTTTCCAGTTGTAGGTCCATAAAAGAACATTCTCACCAGTTGCCTTTGGGTCACGAATAAGTTGTAGTTTCTTAGTAACCGGGTTGAATGTGTAGTTCATGTAAGCACCGAACATTCTACCAGCTAACTCAACATATTGACTGTAGAAGTCATATGTTGCCAACCCACCAGACACATTGAAGTTCATCAAGTAAACATTCAAACT